TGTTACTTCAATTGGTAATAATGCTTTCTATGGTTGTACAAAACTTACAAACATAACAATACCAAACAGTGTTACTTCAATTGGTTATTCTGCTTTTCATAATTGCATCAGGCTTGCAAGTGTAACAGTTGAAGCAGCCACACCGCCAACATTGGGTGGCAACGCATTTGCTTTAGCATCATCAAGTCTTGTTATCTATGTACCTGCTGAAAGCGTTGAAACATACAAAAAAGCAACCAATTGGAGCAGTTATGCAGACAGAATTCAACCAATACCAACAGAATAATAAACAAATTAACATATAAGAAAAAATGACAATAGACAAGAAAAACCCAAAACATATAATTGCGGATGATGGCAAGGTCTTTCAGCGCAAGTCAGATGGTTTCATATACGGAAATGAAATCTATCTTGGTTATACTTACTATCTCAACGGTGAAAAATTAACCATACCGTATGAAGAGCAAATTGAAGACTTCAATGAGATAGATGACCCAAACCCAAAGGAAGAGGAAAATAATGAACCAAACGCATAAAATACTATGGATTACAAGATATTCAATACATTGTCAAAATTCAATTCTGACACAAATAATGGACAGGACTTGAAATGTGGAATTCTCTATTTTGTGAAAGAGAACAACTCTTCACATTTTAGAACAAATAACATTGACGGTTCAGACACCATATATAACGCATTAACACCAACGGGAGACATTGAAATAACTGAGAACGGTGATGAAATTGACATTTCACAATATGCAACCGCAACTGTGGATGTTCCAATTCCTGAGGGTTATATCATCCCAACGGGTGACATTGAGATAACTGAGAACGGAGAAGAGATTAATGTAAGGGAATATGAAACCGCAACTGTGAATGTTGGTGGTGGTGCAAGAGTATTGGAAGGTGTTGAACTTTCAAGTGTTACAGGAGCAACGGGGGAATTTGATGGTAAAAAATATTTTGAAACTGTAACAATACCAAATGGACACACTTCAATTGGTAGTACTGCTTTCTCTAATTGTACAAGTCTTACAAGTGTGACAATACCTGACAGTGTCACTTCAATTGGTAACAATGCTTTATATGGTTGTACAAGTCTTACAAGTGTGACAATACCTGACAGTGTCACTTCAATCGGTGATGGTGCTTTCTCTAATTGTAGAAGTCTAAATAAATTAACAATAAATGATTTAAGTAGTTGGTGTGGTGTCACTTTATATAGTCAGAACTCACATCCGCTTAATGCTTTTGGTGACTTGTATTTGAATGATGTTAAGATAACAGATTTGGCAATACCAAACACAGTAACTGAAATTAAAAATTACACTTTCAAAAACTGTTCTTTTGCAAGTATAACAATACCTGACAGTGTCACTTCAATTGGTAACAATGCTTTCTCTAATTGTAGAAGTCTTACAAGTGTAGCAATAGGAAATGGTGTCACTTCAATTGGCAATGGTGCATTTCAACACTGTAGAAGAGATATAACAGTTAATGTTCCTGACAGCGTGACAACAATTGGTAGTGATGCTTTCGCTGATGCTTTTACAACGGTTATTGTCGGAACAGGCATCACTTCAATTGGTGGTAATGCTTTTCAGGTAATAAATTCAACGGGTGCAATTAGAATAGCAAGTGTTACAGTTAAGGCTACAACACCGCCAACAATAACCTCTAACACCTTTAACGTTACATCATCTGCCCTTCCTAGATACCCAATTTATGTTCCCGCAGAAAGTGTTGAAGCATACAAGACGGCAACCAATTGGAGCAATTACGCAAGCAGAATTCAACCAATACCAAGTGAATAAAAAACTAATTCATTTTTATTATGGAAATAGAAATCAGAAATATACAGAACCAAATAAAACGTTCTTCAATGGAATTAGGAACAGAAATAGAAATCAGAAATATACAAAACCAAATCAAACGTTCTTCAGAGGACTCAAGAACCGTTGAGGGTCTTGCCGTTGTCTTCAATTCTGATAGCGTTGATATGGGTTTCATAGAAAGAATATCACCAAACGCAATAACAGAGGACACCATAAACAACAGTGATATATTTGCATACTTAGACCACAATTCTGACAGGGGTGTATTGGCAAGAAGTCGCAATGGTAACGGTACATTGAAACTATGGTTGGAAGAAGACGGTTTGCATTACAGGTTTGAAGCACCAAACACAGCATTAGGTGATGAGTTGTTAAGTTATTTGTCAAGAGGTGAAATTAATAATTCATCCTTTGCTTTCACCGTTGCAAAAGACGGTGATGTATGGGAAATGCGCAACGGAAAACATTACAGAACCATCAACAATATTAACAGACTGTTTGATGTTTCACCCGTATTTCAACCTGCATATAAAACAACAACTTCTGTCAGAAGAAGGTTGGATGGTTTTGCGCAGATTGAGGAGAAATTGAATAAAATAAAAGAGGAAATAGAAAAACTTTAAAATCTTGATTTTTTTCAGACTTTCACAATATTTATAATAAAGAACTTAACTATAAAAATAACACACTTATGAGAAAAGTTAATTCAGTCCAACTTCAAGATGAAAGAGCGCAATTGAAGAGAAAAGCACAGGACATAATTGACCTGTGTAAAAAAGAGGTGCGTGACCTCACAGAAGAGGAAGAAAAGGAAATTGAAGACCTCAAAGGACAGATTAAGAAAAAGGATGAAGAGTTGAAGGCACTTCAACAGAGAATCGCAGAACTTTCCGTAGAGGATGAGGAAAAAGAACCTCAGGAAGAAGATAAAAAAGAAGAAAATAAAAGAAGTATTAATACTAATAACACTATGAAGAAAGAACAATTCAGCCTTTTGACGGCTATACGCAACATTGTGAACAACAAGCCTATGGATGACATTACCAAGGCAGTTATTGAAGAGGGTGACCGCCAAGCAAGAAAGGCAGGCATCAACACACAGGGGCAGATTCAAATTCCTGTTGAAAACCGTGCAGACATCACTGTATCATCTGAAGGTGAAGACGTAGTGGCAACTGACATTTTGGATATAGTAAGACCACTCCGTGCAAAGAACGTATTAGTTCAAGCAGGTGCCAAGTTCCTTACAGGCTTGGTTGGAAATGTACAAATTCCACGCATGACCGCAGAGAATGTATTTTGGGAAGGTGAGAATGCAACAGCAAAAGACGGTGCAGGCACAATGGACCACGTCACATTAAGTCCTAAGCGCATTACGGCTTACATCTCCGTGAGTAAGATGTTATTGACCCAAACGTCCTCAGATGTTGAAAATGCCATACGTGAGGACTTGATTAATGCTATCAACACCAAACTTGAACAAACCATTCTTGGTGATGGTGACGGTAAGGCAGGTGGTGCATCTGTTGTAGCACCAATTGGAATGCAGAATGGTGTAACTGCAACTGAAGTTGCTGACTTTGCAACTCTGTGTGAAGCAGAAAGCGATGTTGAGGATGCAAACGTCCTCGGAGAATGTAAATACGTGATGAGCAACAAATGTAAAGCCGCATTGCGTGGAATGATTAAGGGCACTAACGCAACAGGAATGGTATATGAAAACGGTTCAGTTGACGGTACTACCGCACTCAACACTTCTCATCTTGGCACTGACAAGGTGTTCATTTACGGTGATTGGAGTAATCTTGCAATTGGTCAGTTCGGTGCGCTTGATATACTTGTTGACCCGTACACAGCATCAAAAGAAGCAAAGGTGAACATTGTGGTTAATGCCTATTTTGATGCAGTTAAGGTAAATCCTGACGCATTTGTTGTAGGTGAAGTTGTAACAGAATAATATCTGACATAAAAACGGGTTTGGGGTTGCAATACACCCCATCCCAATAATTTTCTAATTTATATAAAGGACTTATGTATTTACAGTTATACCAAATAAAAAAACATCTCAACATAGATGAAGAATTCCATGATGATGATGAATACCTCGTGGACTTGGCTATCGTTACGCAAAATGTGGTACAAAGACACATAGACAGACCTTTATCTGAATTGGAAGATGAAAACGGCAACATACCAAGCGCACTGCAACACGCAATGTTAATGTTAATCGGCACTTACTACGCAAGTCGTGAATCTGTCGCATTTGTCAGTTCCTTACCGTTGCCACATGCGTATGATTACATCATTGCATTATACAAGAACTATAACGGAAATCATGAAGCACCCATAGAAATACGATGATTGCAGGACGATTGAACGAGGTTATACAGATATTTGAACTTCAGGAAGAAGTCAATGAGTACGGTGAACGTGAACAGAAATACGTTTTCAAGTGCATTACACGTGCAAAAGTGGAGTGGAACAACGGAAACAGGACTGTTGAGAACAATGAAATAGTATTCAACTATGACAAAATATTCAATGTTCGTTCATACGTTCCGGTGACTGAAACAAGTCAGATTAAATGGCAGGGTAAATTTTACCGTATTCACACTGTTGAACATCGTAGGGAATATAATGACATTCTGATAAACGCTGAGTTGATTAATGACTGATAAGATTGATTTAAAATGGGAAGAGATAAAGAAGGATTTTGACAAGTTGATGAGCAACGACACGAC